CTTGTGGCGGATTTTGTAGCTTCTCTGTTCGAGGATGGGGCAGGGGACGAGCGCGCCGTCCGGCATGACGGCGACCGGCAGATCGACCGAGTGCTTGAGCCCCTTGCCGCCGAACTCGCGATGGTCATCAAAGAAGGCGGTCAGCAGATAAACCTTGCCCTGCTTCGGCGCTGCGACCATCGGCGGGTGCTTGCGGTCCTCGTAGCGCATGAAGTGGAACACGCGCGGCCAGATCCAGTCTTGACCATCACGATGGTCGGTTTCGGCGTCCATGGCGATAGCGCCGAAGGCAGGCAGCGTTTCGACGAACCATGGCGGCAGGCGCCCCTCCTCGTGCAGCGTCTCTTTGAAGACGATGCCGACGCGATCTGGCACAAGATTGACGCCGATGCGGCGGCAGCAGTCGTAGGCCTCCGGATAGGCCGATTTCATGTGCTTCATGGCGCGCATGTACTTGTCGAGCCGATCGAGCACGCGGTCCTTGAAGACGAACCGGCCGGAGACATCGAGCACGCCGTTTTCGTCGGTTTCGGACCAATCTGTGGCTTTGACGACGTGCAGCTTGGGCGGCGGGCGCTTCAGCGGGGGAATCGTCTCCTCGAACGCTTCCACATAGGCCACATCGGCAACATTTGTGGCCGTTGTGGCCCGTGTGGCTTTTGGCGGCGGACAATACGCCGCCGGCAGCGGAACGATCGCGGAAAAGACCGGCGGCGGCGGCGGCGGGACGAACGGCTCTGGGACGCGAGCGAAGGCGCGGCGAACGAATGCGATGAGCGCTGTCAGCATTGGCGCCTGACCTCGATCATGATTTCAGCTTGGGATCGATATGGACCCTGGTTTGTGACGTGACCCCGCGAGCGACTACCTTCTCCATGTGCGCCTCGGTTTCGCCGGAGAAAATCAGCACGTCGAGCGGCATGTCCATCTCTTGGCCATCGATGCGGATGAACGTCTCTCCTGGCTCACGTCGAAACTTGTCGAGGTTGCCGAAGCTCAACCCAATCACCAGCAGCGGGCGCCCGTCTGGCGCTATCGCAAGAGCCTTGAGCATCATGAGCCGCCTTTGATCGGAGGGAGCGTCACAGGCCGCTTTTTGCGCCGCGCGAGGGCCGCAAACACTTTCTGCTCGGCGGACTGATATGTGAGACTCTCTCGCAGCTTCTTGGCCTCCAGCCCACGCTCGTGCAGCCTGCGATCTTCATCTTTTTTGTAGGGATCGAACATCCGAAAGGGCGCCATCATGGCTTCCTCGTTCGCTCGATCTCTTGGTACTTGAGAATCCCGGCCGCCCGAAACGCTCTGACCGGGAACTCGGCGAGCAGCGACTTGTCCTCGATCTCGTCTTTGGTCGCGGCGATAATCTCCTCGCCGTCATTTGTGATCGGATCGTCGTTGCTGTCGACGAAAATAAGCCGGTCGCCGTTCTCGTCGACCCCGATCTCGATCCCGAACACGCGGCCCACCAGCCGCGCGAGCCGGTTGAGGCGTTCGATCGTCTCCGCTTCAGTTGAAAGCATTAGATTTCTCCCCAAAAAGACGGGCGGCCCCATCCGCGATGTGTTGGGGGGCAAGACACGCTAGGAGCCGCCCGAGCTGGTCGGATTTGGTCGAAACGGCCAGCCGATTTGCACGATACCTTGATTTGCACCACTTGCAAATCTGTCTCGCTATGTGTATATAGAGACACGGGCGGCCTATCGCCCAGAAAAGGAGTCGAGAATGAACACGATTATAAAGGGTATCAGAGGGCGCAAGCGCCAGCAGCTCGTCGAGTTCGACGTCGATATCGACATCGACATGTACGTGCTCGCCGCCGAGCTGGGCCGCAAGGCGCTGGCGAACAAGTCCGGCAAGAGCCACGCGATCGGCGGCTGCATCACCGTCAGCGTGCGCGGCGAGCCGACGCGGCTGCACGAATCCGGCGATCCCGGTCCGCAGTTGCTGGCCGCGATGTTGCCGCGCGTCGGGAAACCCCTGCCCAACTGCAAGGTCTGCGGCAAACCAACGGCGAACTTGAAATCGCTGGTTTGCTCTGACTGCAACGTGAAGCAGGCCTGACGCAAAGGCCGCCGCGAATGCCATTTCGCGGCGGCCCAAGTCTCGCATCAAGAAAGCGACTGGAGGTCGCCACCATGACAATAGCAGTGAAAAAGGCCGTCGCATACTTCCGGACCAGCTCCGCGACCAACGTCGGCCAGGACAAGGATTCCCTCGCCCGCCAGGAGCTGGCCGTCCGCGACTACGCCGCGCGCAACGACATCGAGATCGTCCAAGAGTTTTACGACGCCGCCATCTCCGGCGCCGATCCGCTCGACGAGAGGGAGGGGTTCCGGCTCCTCCTCCAGCGCATCACGTCGAACGGCGTGAAAACGATCCTCTGCGAGACGGCCAATCGGTTCGCCAGGGACCTGATGGTGCAAGAGATCGGCTGGCGGAGACTCCAAGATCTCGGTGTCGAGCTGATCGCCGTCGACAGCCCGAACGCCTTCCTCGACGACACGCCGACGGCGAACCTGATCCGTCAGATCCTCGGCGCTGTCGCTCAGTTCGACAAGGCGATGGTCGTCGCCAAGCTGCGCGGCGCGCGCGAGCGCAAGAAGGCCGCGACCGGCAAGTGCGAGGGCCAGAAGAGCTGGACCGAAATGGACCCGAAGATGGCCAAGATCGCGCGCGAGCTGCGCACGAGGGGCTGGTCGCTCAACGCAGTGCGCAAGGAGCTGGCGGTGCGGGGCTTCGTGTCGAAGACCGGGACGCCGCTCACCCGGTCGGTCGTGTCTCGGATGGCCGACGTCAAATGACCAAGTCCGGGGCCGCGTCGAGCGGCCCCCACGGTCAAGCCAGCCGCTTCATCGCGCTGACCGGCACCTCGATCACGGGCTCGATGTCGTTTTGATTTTTGACGATGTGCGCGCAGCCGGCGATCTTGTGCTTCGCCGCGTCGATCGACGTGAGCGGAATCCAGCGCACCTGATCGGTGAACCTCACGACGAAGACCGCTGGGCAGTTCATCCCCATCGATCCGACCGTCAAAGCGAGCCACTTGCGCACATTGAGGAACACCGTCGCAAAATGGTGGCTCGCGTGCGTTCGTCCCTTCAGCTCCAGCAACCCAACCATTCGACCATAGCGCTCGGCGTACCAATCGATCGGACTCAGCGCGCCAAAGTAAGCCACTCGGCATCCCCAGGCTTCGGCCACCAGCGCGGCGATCTCCTCCTCATTTTTCCGATCCTCCGCCGTTTGGAAAATTCGCGTCCCATCGAGGTAAACGACGTTTTGTCGCTCGGCGTAGCTCATGCTGCCCTCCGCCTAAGTCCCCCATGTCGCTTTTTTCGATCCCGCTCCCGCCGCACTCCAGGCAAGGCAGCATCACCAGCGCGCCGGGATTCGCCGGGTCGCTTCCCCGCCGATAGCCCTCGCCATCGCAGACCTCGCAAATCATCGCGTTAACGCTTTCGTTAACCTGGGCCACTTCACTTTTTTTGTCCACGAATGCGACGGTATATCATTGGGTCGGGAGGAATGAGCTTGTCGAGCGCGACCTCGAAAATCTGATTCGCCTCTTCGGCCTCGCTGGCCTCCGCGAGAATCCGCTCGGCGACGATCTTGATCATCCAAGACGTCGGCCACTCCGGCTCGACGAGAAACCGGGTTATGTCCATCAGGCGTCGAGCCTCCCGTATTCCTCTTGCCGCCACGCGGCCTCGGCGGCGGCGTAATAGATCTCCTTCTCCTCGCGGGTCATGGCGTCAAAGCGAGCTTCCTCCTCGACGGCGCGCTGCATCGCCCTCACATTCGCCGCGTCGGTGCAGGCGTCGCACAGATGCCTGGGCGCCAGGGTGTACATCAGCGCGCCGCATTTCTTGCAGTGACCCATGGTCATTTCGGCACCACTCCTAGCCCGATCGCAATGTCACGCAGCGTCCCCTCGATCCGGTCCAGGCGCGTCTTGATCCCCGCCAGCTCCTCGATCAGCAACGGCACCTGGGTCAGAAACTTCGCCAAGTCCGACTTGAGCAGATTCAGCACCTCGTCGCCCACCCCGCTCTTCATCGGTTCGGTCCGCTGGCTTTGGCTTTGATGGTCGCTGGTTTCCATGCTGCTCGAACTCCCGGATCGCCTCCAACGCCTCGCCCAGCTTGACCACGGATCGACAAACCAGCGATCGAGCCTCGTCCGTCCGGCCCTGCGTAAGCTCGAACTGCGCCTGATCGAGCATCCGCTGCGTGAATCGAAAGCGGACGATGCCCTGATCGACCAAAAGACGCCAGCGCCGCCGGTCAGCCGCTGACCGCGCCTTCATAGCGGATCGAGCCCCAGGTCGGTCGCCTGCATAATCCACACGTTGATCGCGCTCCGATCGACGAGCCCGTCGACCATGCTCCGCAGCCGTTCGAGCACCCGCTCCTCGGCCCCCGGCGCCGCCTTCCACGGCCCGTTGATCCACTGGCGAAGATAAGCCCGAATCGCCGCGACCTGTTTGTCGGTCAGCGGCCCTCGCGTGAACAGGTAGGCCTCGATCGCGGGCCGAAGCACGCCGGTCGTCTCGAATTGCCAAAAGCCAGGGACCGCCTGCGCCGCTGTTGGCCGTTTCATGTCGGCCACCGCATCCGCAAAAGACGCTCAAACTCGCGCCGAGCCAACCACTCGCTCACCCAGTCGAGGACGATGAACGGCCAGATGAGCCCCGCCCAGGCGGCCAAGATGACGATGAGGACGTCCTCGCAGATCATCTCGGATTATCCCCCCCCTTAATCCGATCCCTGTCCAGCGCCTCTATGATCTTGCCCAGGTGATTGGCGAAAGCTAGGCAGAGGCTGTCGCGCAACTCGGCTGGCATAGTCGCCGTATACTCATCGAAGAGCGGCCAAAACGGCTCGTCATCGCCGCCACACCTTAGCTCCTCGAAGGCGGCGAAGAGCCGGTCGAGCAGAGCCTGATCCTCGGCGCTGATCGGCATCGGCGGCATCAATCTGCCGCCCAAAACCAGAGCGCGGTCACTGGCCTCGCGCGAAGCTGCGCCGCCAACGCAATCGTCTTGCGGCCCATATTCGGCAACCGCATCAGGTGATTATCCGGCCGCTGAACAAGGTCAGCCACCGTGACGCCCTCGGCCTTGGCGACGTTCTGCAACCGGGTCATCAGTCCCTTGAAGCCGGGGTCCATTTCAACGCCCGCAACCACCGAAAGAGGTAGGAACAAACCGGGGCCGATTCCGACTATTGTCCTTCCTGTCCGTCTTGTCCGAGATCATATCGGGTACAGAGGCATCGGAGGCATCGGCGACTGCATCAGCTCCGCATATTCCTCCATTTGCACTTCTTGCGACTTCTTTAGCAAGCCCCGATCCCGAAACCACTTCAAAGCTTGGCAAATCGCGTCGGGAATGTCGTCATGCTTGCCCTTCGGAAAGCTCGCGCACTGCGACATCGCCAGCTCCGCCCAATCGCGCGGCCACACCGCCCCGTGCGGCTGCGTCTGCGCCGGCACCCACACAACCCCCTTCCGCACGCTGCCGTCGGCCTCCTCCTCGCCCCATAAATGCGACAAAGCATGCGCCCGCCCGATCTTGTCCATGTTGCCCGGATCAATCCGCTGCACCGCGAACTCCTCGTCCCGCGTCAGCCGCTGCACCTCCTGCGCAACCGAGATCCCCGACCCCTTCATCTCGATCAACAGCCGATCGCACTTCAGCTTGCGGCAGCTCTTCACCACCTCCTCGACCAAATCCGACAGCGCCAGCCGCTTCTGCCAGCACGCCATCAGCATCGCCTGCTGAACCGATCGATGGTTGGTGAACACCCCGATCACCACAAACGCGCTATAGTCGTTCTCTTGCTTCTCCCCGAACGCCGGGTCCAAGCTCCCGACGATCATGTCCATGTCCGGAAACTGCCCCTCGTTGCGCCCATAGGTCACCGCGATCTTCCGATGCCACAGCTCCCAACCATTGTACGGAAAGATCCCGCCCCCTCTGGGAGCCGGCCGTTGCTGGTACTGGCCAGCCCACGCGAACTTGTCCATGTCCCGCTTCAGATTCTCGACTACCTCCCGAGGCCACCTAGCAGGGAAAAGCAACTCCCCGTCGCTCCGCCTTGGATCTGAAAACCCAATCTCCGTCTCGCAGTGCCGCCCCGACTCGTACTCCATCGGCAAAACGAGCTGCGTGTAATCCGGCATGTGCTCCTGAATGATCCCGCTGATGTCCGCCTCGTGCAGCCGCTGCATCACAACAACGATCGCCGAGCGAGCCTGATCGTTCAGACGATTCACCGCGCTCTCGCGAAACCTACGTGTCGCTTTCTCTCTGTCTACTTGGCTCTCCGCCTTCTCAACGCTGTGCGGGTCGTCGATTATGAGTCTGTCGCCGCGCCGCGACGTCAGACTGGAGAACGCAACCCCGTCCCTGGTGCCGGTGAGCGTGTTCTCAAAACTCAGCTCCCCAGCCCGCGTCAGCTCAACATGCGGCCAATGACGCTGATACCAATCCGACGTCACAAGCATCCGCATCTTGCGAACGTCGCGAACGCACGCCGTCTCCGCAAACGACGTCGAAATATACCGATAGCTCGTCAGACCCTTCGGCCCCCACTCCCACGCCGGCCAGAAAACACTCACCAGCAAACTCTTAGCCGACCCTGGCGGAACATTGATCAAGAGCCGCGTGATCATCCCGGCGGTGACAGCTTCTAAGTGCTCACACACGGAATCCACGAGCCAGCCATGAACATACCGCATCCGAGGCTCAAGAACCGGCCACGCCTCCTGAACAAAAGCCGCAAAACTACTCGCGCACTTCTCCCTCACCGTCGATACGCTCTCCGACGCCTCCAGCGTCGAGATCCCCAGCTCCCTTCGCATGAGTTCTGCGACGACCCGCTCGTGACTCGGCATGCTCGACGACCGGCCCATTCCGCCTCCGCTGATTTAGCCGTTGCTCTTCCGGCGTCGCCCACCGGCAATTCCCAGGCTCGTAACCCTTGTCGTTGTCGATCCGGTCGATCGTATGCCTCGGCGTGGGCTTGCATCCAACTTCGCCCAGGAACGCCTCAAACGAGGGATAAAGCACATCGTGTCCCTTACCCCCGTAAAACTTCCATTTCTTGTGCTTGGGGTTCCGGCACCGCTGCCGCATCGCGCCCCAGGCCCGGTATTCAGGCGTCTTCTTCCCCCCCATCGCTCCGCCATGCCGAAAATTCTCCAGCGGACGAGGGCCGCGCCGGTAAACCAGCGCCTCCTCCATGCTCAACCCCTGCGTTAGAACCCGCGCCAAAACCGTGTCATAGCGAAGCCCTGATCGCCGGCACGCCTCGGCGAAGGCCAGTCGCTCCCCACCAACCTCAACAAATCGCCGCGCCTCAAACTTCATTGCCCCGGCTCCTCACCTCCGCCCCCCTCGATAACTTGCGCCTCGCTCGCCTCCTGCGCAACCGCCCCATTCCTCTCGCCCTCTATCAAAACCGGATTGCGCGCCAATGGCCGCAACGCCCGCTCCAGCTCAATCAATTGCGGAACACTCAACCGCGTCAAGTCCGGCCCATCATCCCGGTCCGGCTTCGGCGGCGCCCACACCGCACCCCCCATCCGCTCCAACCAAAACTTGTTCATCCCCGCATCCGCCTGTCGCCAGTTCTTCTCCGGCCCCCCTACGCTCATCAAATACGCCGCATCCGCAACCTCGTTCGTCCGCCGCGCCCCACCCGTCATCATCGCCTTCCGATACCGCTTGTAGAGCCGCTCCGGAGCAATCCCAGTCAGCAAACTTATCTGCTGCGGCGTCAGCCCGTTCCCCGCCATCCGCTCAATCGACAACTCCATCTCCCCAGCCTCCCGCTTCAGCTCCGCAGCTCGCTCCGGCGTCTTCGCCGCACGCGGCTTCAAATTCCCCTTGCTCTTCTCCGATGCCGCCATCCTCACCTCCTCGGCTCCAATGCCAGATTGCGCCGAGCTATCTTCCGTTCCGCTATCCCAGCAAGATGTAACACTTGTGTCGGCTTGAGCTGATTGATGATGTTCACAACTTGCGCAGAATCCAAACCATTCGCCCTCCAGCGCCTAAACATCAGTATCGCCTCCCCAATCATCGGTGCCTCATCCGACATAACGCTATCTATCACAGAACTCGCCTCATCCCGCGTCATCGCAATATCCTCCAAAATCGTAACTGTCGTAAATATTGCAAGATCAGCAATATAAACCAAAAAGTCAAATCCGCTTCATATACCATAATCTGTCTGATAAACCTCCACGGAGATCACTATATTTTGCACAGAGGCTTGCAGCTGAAACTGAAGCAGAGGGGCGTTCCCCCCCCCCACCCTCCTGGCACCATTACGGCATCCTATCGGCACCAGCCGCTGGCACTGATCCGGCACCCTATTGGCACGCGTAACCTATTGATATCACTCACAATGAGCTATGCGCTAAACGCTTGTCTCACAATCTCAAGAACGCAAGACAGCTGTCATTGGAGACGCCTGCGTTTGCTGGGGTTTCCGAGGACGAGCCGCGCTCCTGAACACGCCGCAGCGTCGACAGCGCTCGGTCGCGCGAAACGGCGGCAAATACCAATCATGCTCGGCGCGGGGACAGGACAAAATGACACTCGTTCAATGAACCAACGAAGCGGGAACCAGCGGGGGAAGATCGAACGCGCTGAACGGTCCTCGCGAGCTTCTGGAACATGATCTGAGGCTTTAAGCGAGTGGACGAAACCGCGAGCGAAAAGCGAGCGAGCGGAGCGAGGTTTTGTCCCGAGCTTTGGGACATTAGCGGGACGAAGAGGGCCATACCTGCGCGCTCGCGGATGCAGTACGCTAATGATGAACCAGCATTGCGGTTGATCGCTTGGGACCTCGCCTCGCCCGGTTCCCGGACGCTGCGCTTCGAGGCTCCGTCCACGCGCTATGTGAGGCAGCGGAGATGATCGAGTAGGCCCGCGCGCGCGCGAGGGGACGGGGGGACAGTGCCAAAAACGGCTTTAGGCGCAAATCAATTTTTGTGACCTTTGACAAGTCACTGGTTTTGGCGCTGGCCGGGCTTGACAGGTTTAGGCTCATTGAGCCGTTCCGATGCGTCCGAGGCCTGCCAGCGACCGATTATGAGGCGTGACGAGGCCTCTTGACTGGGGTCAGTCCTGGGCGTTCATTTGCATGCAATGCAACGCGACCATCCAGTCGGCGAGCGCATCCGCCTGGAGGGCGAGCGATGCGTCTATTGCGGTGAGCGCGCGACGTGTTGGGATCACTTTCCGCCTTACACTGTCGACCAGTTGCGAGGCTGGCTCTTGCCTGCCTGCGGCGAGTGCAATGGGCTGGCTGGCGATCGGCATCCCTATGACTTCCCGGCGCGAGCGGCCTACGTGAACCGGGCTCTTGTCGCGCGGTATCGCCGGGTCCTCGATTCGACGCCTTGGTCACCGGCCGAGCTGCGAGGGCTGGGGCGAGGCCTTGCCGACAGCATCGAGCCGCTGGCGCATGCGCGACTGATCGCTCGCGAGCGGGTCCGGTGGGACGCCGTCGCCTATCTGGCGACACTGGGTCTCGGAGCGCGATTCATCCCAGTCTCGACCAAACCGGACTGGCAAGCGCCGATCGTGACCGAGCTAGAAGGTGGATGGCGGACGCCGGAAGTGATCGAGCGCCGCGTCTGGGCCAGGGTTTGGCGAGGCTTCTGGCAACCGGCAACCGGCCCCTTTGAGGATCAGCTAACCGAGGGCGACTGGGCGATGTTGCTTTCTTTGCTTCACGAGGCCTACATCCTGGCTGCGATTACTTGCCTTCCAGACAGCAATGATGACAGTGGTTTTGAGTATTTAGAGGCATTTGAGGCCTTGTGGACGCGCTGCTGGCCTCGTGATAGATTAGACACAGATTAAAGAAAGATTATGTGCATAGTATTCGCGGCACAACCGCACACGCAGTTGTTACAACCTTATGCCCTTCAGCGGGCCACAGAAGGCCGCTGGCGCGTGTCCCGCAATCTAGGCTGCACCATCTGCAAGTTTTTAGACCCCAGCCACGGGCCGTTTATGGCGGTTTAAACGCCTGTCGCCTTTTGTGGCTTTAGGGCGTCTGTCCCGCGTAGGTGTCCCCTATTTGTCCCCGGCTAGCGCGGCGATGTCCCTAAAACCGGCTCGAGGATCGGCGATTTGTCCCGTTCGTGTCCCTGGCGCGTTTGAGTCCCATGTATATAAGGCGTGCAAATATCGTCGCGATGGCGACGTTTTCCTCTTGACAGCGCGTCCCGCAACGTCCATTTACAGGGACAGGCGCTGCCTACGGCGCCCGGAATCCACCTTGGAGTCGAGACAATGCCCCGCTTTCAATTGAAGTTTAACGACACGCCGCATCATGCCGAGCATGATTGGCTGGTTCTGATGAACGGCCGGGTTGTGGCTGGTTTTGTTGCGTCCAATGCAGCCGAGCGTTTCATCGCGGGCGAGGAGGCGCTGGCGCGCTCTGTGGTCGCGAAGGCGCGCCTCGCGCGGGCCTTTGGGCGCGACGTGCGGCATCACCTCTGATGGGCGCGGATTTGGCAATGGTGGCTGCGATGGCGTTTGCCGTCGCGGCCTTTGTTTTTGGTTACGTTTGAGGAGTGAAGGCGAAACGGCGGCCGAGCGATCGGCCGTCGTCGCGGCGTTTGGCGCCGCCTGATGAGCCTACTTGTCAGCATCCAACTGGAGTCGAATCCTATGACCAAATCTGACCGCGCCCGCAGCTATGGCTTTCGCGTCACCGTCCGTAAGTGGGCCGACTGCGATAGTTTCGCCGTTCATGTCCTGGCGCGCGAGGGCGAGCATCCTTCGCCCATCAATCCGCGCCACGAGGGCGAGGATACCATCTGGGACGCGCCCAAGCGGACCCATGGGCTGGCCCTCAATGGGCTGACCATCCGCTGCTATGTGGGCGACTACGCCTCGTCGGGCGTGATCATCCGGCCGGTCGAGTTCGAGGACGTCTCGTTTATCGATCATCGGCTGGCCGCGCGCATGGTCAAGACGTTCGCGCGCATCGAGCGCGAGGTAGCCCGGACGGGCGCCGGCCGTGAGATCGGCGACTATGTCCAGGCGATCGGCAAGGCGATCGGCGCCACATGGTTTGTGCGCGAGACGCGCGACCGCAACGACGGCTCATGGGGCTATTCGCGCTCCGATTGGTCCTGGCTCGATATCGCGGCGCTGAAGGTTGAGGTGCGCGAACAATTCGCGCGGCTCCAGGCTATCCACCGCGAGCGGTTCCCCAAGGGCGTTGAGGCCGAGGTTGAGGCCTGAACCAAGGCGAAAGGGGGCCGGCGCGAGCCTGCCCTCTCACGGCGTAATGCGCCGTCTGATGAGCCTACATCAGCCACTGAGGAGTCGAACCCATGTCAATCGTGACAATTGAATTTGTGGAAGTGTCCAGCGAGCGGGACAAGGTCCCGTTCCGTTTCGAGGATCTGGACGGCAAGCCCGAGCCCGACGCCTGGGGGCCGAAATATTCCAAGCCACCCAAGCCAGGGCGGCCGGTGGCGATCGATCGCTGGCCCTCGAATTGCGCCTCCGGTCAGAAGGGCGATTTCAACGCCGCGCGGCACCGGGCGAAAATTCGCGCGGAGTTCGTCGCCGCTGCGAACGCTGACCGGGTCAAGTGGGCTACCGGCAAGGCGATTGTTGAGGCCTACAAGGTGGCGATGCGCGACAAGCGCGCCCGTGAGTTTGCCGCGCAGTCCGCAAAGAACGTCGAACACCTCCAATTTTTTCTAGCTGCGTGAACCAAGGCGAAACGCTGGGCAGGGTTCCCTGCCCAACGTCGGGCCGTGATGCGGCCCCTGACGAGCCTACGTCAGCCACTGAGGAGTCGAGAGAATGTACACCGAAACCGCATGGACGTTTGAGACGGCGCAATTCCGCGTCGAGCTGGAGATCAGCGAGTCAGTCGATGCCTATGATGGCGACGACGACATTGTTCAGGTCCAGTTAGAGAACGGCAATTACACCATGTTCGACAGCCTTGTGCGCGTCGTTCACAAGGCGACGGGCGCCGAGCTTGGCTCCGATAGCCTGTCGGGCAGCGTGTACGCCAAGCCTGCGGACTTCTGGCGGTCGCATTGGGCCTCGCCGGCCGAGGGCCGCAATTGCAGCGCGCACAGCCACCGCGTCGGCCACTACTTCCCCGAGATGGTGCGCGAGGCCTGCAAGGCGGCCCGTCAGAGGCTCGTGGAGCTGGGGGGCATCCGCATCCGGATCTGAGCAAGGCGAAACGAGGAGGCCTGTCCTGGGGCTTCCTCGTCGCACGGTGAGGCCGTGCCTGACGAGCCTACGTCAGCCAACTGGAGTCGAGCACATGACCTATGAAGGGGGAGTCGAACCGACTCCCGTTGCCGCGCGCGTCGAATCTGCCGTGCGCATGAGTATTCCCCACCATGGGCGCAAGTTGCGCAAGCGCGTCGCCCAGCAACTAGCGATGAGCGAGCGCACATTGGCGCGACGTCTCGCCGAGGAGGGAACGACGTTCACCCACATTTGCGACCGGGTCCGCTTCGATCTTGCGGTGGAGCTTCTGTCGCGAGGGCTGCCGGTGACCGTGGCGGCACTCGATTGCGGCTATTCGGATTGCACTGCGTTGTGTCACGCGATGTTGCGTTGGACTGGCACGAGCCCCCGCAAAGCGATGAGGAGGGCAGCCTAATGAGGACCCGATTCATCGCCGATCTGAACCCGGCCTATCCGTGCAAAGGCGAGCGCCGCTGGACGGTGTTTCGGTGCGGTGCGCCGTTCAACGAGCGCCTTCCGCGATCGTTCGCGGCGCGGAAATCGGCCGAGCGGCACGCCTGCGTCCTGATGGTCGAGCATGCCCTGGCCGAGCTGGGAATCGTGGTCGAGGAGAAAAAACCGGCGTCATCTTGACGCTTTTTGCATCCATCGCTATATGAGAGGGCCGGCGGCGCCTACCGCCGGCCCTTTCCTTTTTGGAGTCGAACCCATGCGAAACCTTCACGCTGAAATCACCGCCAAGATTCTGGCTCAACTCAAGACCGGCGTGGCGCCCTGGCGTCAGCCCTGGTCCGAATACAAGACGGCGCACGGGTCCGTGATGCCGCGCAACGCGGTGACCGGCCGCGCCTATTCCGGCGCAAACGTCCTGCTTTTGTGGAGCATGTCCCAGGTCAACAACTGGGGGCCGCGCTGGTTGACCTTCAAACAGGCCAAAGAGGCCGGCGGGACGGTGCGCAAGGGCGAGCACGGCCAAATGATCATCTTCGTTAGCCGCATCCTCGTGCGCGACAAGAAAGATCCGGCCGCGCACAAGACCATCGGCTTTTTGAAGGCCTACACGGTTTTCAACGTGGCCCAGTGCGACGGCTTGCCCGAGCGCGTCATGGGCCTTGTCGAGGCGCCGGTCGCGCCTGTTAACCGCAATGAGCGCGACCCCATCGTCGAGGCGTTCGTCGCTGCGACCGGCGTGCGCGTGGTCGAAGAGGGATCGCGGGCCATGTATCAGCCGGCGCTCGACCGCGTGGTGATGCCGGCGCTCCAGGCGTTCAAGTCGGCCCATGCTTTCTACGCCGTCGAGTTCCACGAGCTTGGCCACGCGACCGGGCACAAGGATCGCCTCGACCGCAACCTCAACAACAAATTTGGCGATCGGTCCTATGCGGCCGAGGAGCTTATCGCCGAGCTGACGTCAGCGTTTGTGTGCGCGGAGTTTGGCATCGACATGGGGCCGGCGCCCGCGAGCTACATCGAGACTTGGGTTTCGCTACTTGAGGAGCGCGAGACGGCGATCGTGACCGCCGCCGCCGGGGCAAGCAAGGCCGTGGAGTGGTTGCGCGGCCAAGTGGCGGCCGAGGAGGCCGACGAAGAGGAGCCGGCCCAGGCGCGCGTTCTGGAGGCGGCGTGATGTGCGACTGCAACTGCAATTGCTGCTGCTCCTGCTGGTCCTACAAGGGCGGTAAGGGCTGCGGCGGGTGGATAGTCCTCTATCTGGTCCTGCTGGTGGCCTTTCTCGTGCCGGGGGGTTGGGTGCTGCTGGTGTATTGGGCCGTCTCGTGCTGGCCGTGGCTTCTCGGCGCGTTCGGGCTCTGGATCGCGTTGCGTTTGTTGGGTCCCAAACGCGCGCCAGAACCCGCGCCCGCCCATTGGGCTCATCATCCGGACTGCAACTATCGATGGGCCTGTGAGAACGACGCCGATTACCAGAGCTGCAACTGCCAGCTGGCGGACAAGGCGATGCCAGAGGCTGGGCCTGTAGTGGACGAGCATGGCGCATATCGTCCCTTCACGAGGAAGGGATGACCAAAGGCGAAACGCTGGGGCGACTCCAGCGTCACGGCGTAAGGGCGCCGTCTGACGAGCCTAGTCAGCAACGAAGGAGTCGAACCCATGAAACGCTTTGTTAGCTCGCATCACGGTGACGCCGCTATGAGCGCGCCGGCCCCGCGCTGCCGCTATTGCGGCGGCCCTATTCGCAAGGACGTGCGAACCGTCTGGCTGCACGATCGGCCGCTCAACGAATACGAGCGGCGCGATGGCGGCCTGACCTATCGCCATCTGCGGGTCGACACGCTGCCGCGCACTAAGGCTGAGTGTCAGACGCTCACCAACTGGACGGTCCTCTCGGTCAAGCGGGACTATCGCAACGGGAACGTTATCAGCCGTTTCGGCGAATGGGACGGTGAGAGCTACGCGGACCCCTACTTCTGCAACGGTGATCACGCGCGCCGATTCGCCTACATCTGCGCCGAGGCCGGGACAGCGACCAATACTTACAACAAGGTGGTCAGGGCCGCGCAGGAGGTCGTGGGATGAGCTACTCCACGATCTACGACCTTGCGTCCGGCTACACGATCACCGACGGCGTGCAATCGCAGGCGGTTTGCGACGAGACCATCCAGACCGCGCGCTCGATCGCCAGAGCGCGCGGGCGCAGTGTGATGGTCGAGGATCGGGGGACGCGGGAATGCTACCGCGTGACGCCCTCTGGCAGGCGCTGGAAGGCGCCGAAAAGCTGGGAGATGCCAGACTGGGCGGAATAAAAAGCGTCGTCATCTGGACAAGTTTTGCGTTCAGTGCCATATACGAGGGGGCGGCGCCTACCGCCCCCTTACCCTTTTGGAGTCGAGTCCATGTCAATCAAAGTTGTGAAAGAGGGCGACCGCTGGATCGCCCGGTTTGCGTTTGATCACGCCACAAAAGACCTCGTGAAAGCCACCGGATTCAGATTCGACGGCACGCGCAAATTGTGGTGGACCGACAAGCCGGAAATCGCCGCGACACTGGCCGGCGACACGAGCGACATTCTCGCCAGCATCAATGCCGAGCGGCAAGCGCAGCATCAGGCCCGCGAGGCTTCCATTGTCGCGTCGCACGCGACCGACGCCGCGATCGATATTCCTCTGTCGGAGGTCTGCCGCAAGTTGGGGCTCGACTATCTCCCCTACCAGCGGGCCGGAATTGCCTATGCCGTGCCGCGCACAAACACGCTCATCGGCGATGAGATGGGCCTGGGCAAGACGATTCAGGCTGCGGGCCTCATCAATGCCACGCCGCCGATCCGCAAGGTTTTGGTGGTCTGCCCTGCCAGCTTGAAAATCAATTGGGAGCGTGAGCTGCGACGGTGGCTGGCGCGTCCTCTGAGCATTGGCGTCGCCAATGGCGGCTGGCCTCAGACTGACGTTGTCATCGTCAATTACGACGTCCTGCGCAAGTTCGACGCGCAGATCAAGGCGGTGGACTGGGACCTCGCGATCTTCGACGAGGCCCATTACGTCAAGAACAGCAAGGCGCAGCGCACCCAGGCGATATTCGGGAAGTGGGACGCTGAGTCTAAGTCGTGGAAGGTCGCGCCCATCCGCGCCTCGCGCCGCCTGTTTCTCACCGGCACGCCGATTCTCAACCGCCCGAAAGAACTCTGGACGATTGTTCACGCGCTCGACCGCAAGGGGCTGGGCGAGAACTGGAGGACGTTTCATACCCGCTACTGCGCTGGCTATCAGGGCAGTCACGGCTGGAACATCGACGGCGCGTCAAATCTCCCCGAGCTGAATAGCAAGCTTCGCGCCGCGTTCATGATTCGCCGGCTGAAAAGCGAGGTTTTGACTGAACTGCCGGCCAAACGGCGACAGATAATCGTGCTTGAGCCGAGCAAGAAAGCGCGCGCCCTGATCGAGCGGCAAAATGCCCTCGCAGAGCGCGTCACAAAGGCCAAGGAGGCCCTCGCCGCATCGAAGGCCTCAGAGGACCCCAAGGCGTTCGAGGCGGCTGTAGCGGCCCTAGAGGACGCTTCTGGGGCCGAGTTCGAGGAGATGAGCGCGCTGCGGCACGAGATAGCCCTCGCCAAGCTTTCCCAGGTCATCGAACACGTTCGCGATGCGCTGGACGGCAGCGAGGGCAAGATCATAATTTTCGCGCATCATAGGGACGCGGTCGAAGCCCTGACGAAAGAGTTTTCCGACGTCGGCGCCGTCAAGCTCATGGGCGGCGATGCCCCGGCGGATAAGCAGGCGGCGGTTGACCGTTTCCAGTCGGACGCGAGTTGCCGCGTGTTTGTCGGTTCGATCAAAGCCGCCGGCGTCGGCATCACTTTGACGGCGGCGACTCACGTCGTCTTCGCGGAGCAGGATTGGACCCCAGGCTGGAATCAGCAGGCCGAGGATCGAGCGCACCGCATCGGCCAGCGCGAGTCGGTGCTGATCCAGTATGTGGTGCTCGACGGTTCGCTCGACGCGCACATTGCGCAAGTCAACGTGGACAAGGCGGCCATTGCCGACAAGGCGCTCGACAAGCCGGGGGCTGCGCTTCAGCCGCTCGCCGACTTGGTCGCGCCACCGGCTCCAAAAGCCCCACAGAAGCCCGCTGAGACGCCTTCAGGCAATGGGGCGGATGATCTTAGCCCGGAACAGATCCTGGCTGTCCATGAGGCTCTGCGCATCCTTAGCGCGCGCTGCGACGGCGCCCAGGCGCTCGATGGGGCCGGCTTCAACAAGCTCGATACCGATTTCGGCCATAGCCTCGCCGGCCGGGAGTTCTTGACTCAGAAGCAAGCCCAGTACGGCAAGAAATTGGCCGTCAAATATGGCCGACAGCTCCCGGCCGAGCTTCTGGCGATTATCAAAGCCGCTGCGTGAATGCCAGCGCGCGCGCCTCAGAGATGGGGCGCGGTCGCGGGCAATTCCCCGGTGAAGGAGTCGAAATGTCTACGTTTGAAGTCACCAATGAATTGATCATCCACTGCAAGATCAAAACGCTTGTGGAGGCGGAAAACGCCGAGGCCGCTGTAGACGCTGCGTTCGAGCATCTGCCGATGAACACTCGCCGCGATAGTGCCAAGGGCTGGAAGGCCGACGTCCGCCTTTACCCGCCCAAAGGCGTCAAGATCGTCTCCTGCAAGGCGATCCATTTCGACACGGCCAGCGGCAGTGGCGACAAGGCCCGCAAAGTGAAGGACCCAGGCAAATGACCAAGGAACCCTATCAAACGTGGACGCTCCTCACCAATCAGGAGCTGGCCGACGGCGCCGCCGCGTATCAGGACGCCGGGGCGTATGCTCACGGTGAATCCGTGAAAGCGCTCAGCCGGGGCATGCCTGACTACGCGGCCGAGTGGCAGAAGGCTCAGGCGGGCTTCCATCGCGGTGCCGCCGAGCTGATGCACTTCCTTTTGCGGAGGTGGTCATGACCCTAGAGGACATGATCAAGCTCGCCGAGAGTCAGGCGCGCACCGTTCTGATCGGCACCAAGGCCGAGCTGACGCCCATGTGGCTGATACTCGACTGGAAAGGCGAGATCGAGATCGTCGCCACGCCATGGAACAGCCCCCATCAAAAGCATGTCGTGACGGCGGCGATGCGCGAGACAATGCGCGAGACCGGAATCATCGCCTACAGCCTTCTGGTCGAGGCGTGGTTTTCGCGCCTTTCCGCCAAGGAAGCGGGCAAGGAATACAAGGGGCCGCCGCCGAGCGAGCGCGCTGATCGTCAGGAGGCCGTCGTCGCTTTGGCATGCAATCGCGACGGTCGCACGCTTTATCACAATTGGGAGATCAAGCGCGACAAGAAGGGCCGCTGCATCGAGCTGCTCCGCCTCGATGGTCCCGAGGACCGAATTACGTCGGCGATCTTCGACAACCTCCTCGACGAGAGAAAGCCGTCATGATCCGGATCGCCATCACCAAGGCGGCGCACGCCGCCATCGCCAAGACCATCGCCGAGGGAAGGGCGCTCGACGAGCTACAGGAGCTTCAGGACGGGCGTTTGTGGATCTGGCTCCCCAAAGGCGTGGCGCGCGGACTTGCGGATCTACGGCGTCCTGGCGAGAGTTACAGCGACGCAATCATTCGGATCGCGGAGGACCGCCCATGACCCAGCGGTTCACGGTCGATCTGGAAATGACGTGTGTCTGTCGGGCCACGGTCGAAGTCGTGGCGGCCGATATTACCGAGGCGCGCCTCAAGGCGCTCGATAAAGCGCACAAGACCGATGACGTCTGGACGCTCGACAAGGGCGCGCAGCACGTCGTCAGGATTAAGGCGCACGCCACCGCGCCTTCCTTGAGGGTGGTGGAACCATGACGCTCGATGACTTTCGCGCCTCCGTTAACCGCGCGCGCTCTGGCCCAGTTTGGACCTACCAAGGTCCATCTGACGTGGCCGTGATTTGGGCGCTTGATGACGGCAAGTTCTATTTCCTTGAGCGGCACGCGCGTGTGAGCAAGCTGGTCGCGTGCGCAACGCTCGATGAAGCGGAAGAGCGGCTTTTCAAGCATCTGGAGGCGGCGCAGTGAGCCGCATCC